ACGCAACTTGGGCACGGAAGTCTATGTGTTGCCCATGGCTCCAGCCCCAGAGCCAATCTGGAAAGGCTTTCTGGGGGTGACAGTGCTCGATGACTAATTCGCCCGCGGTACTCAAATGGTGGGGCTTGTTTGAAAACGGACAGCTCATTGGTGTGAGTCATTAAAGCAAAAACCAAGCCTGTGCGGTTTCACGATCCTTGTGAGTGGTATTCACATGATAGACGAATGTGAAGCCCGCGAGATAGAAATAACCATCAAAGCCGATAACGGAGATGATGCGCGGAATCTCCCCAGAGTATGACGAAGGGTATGCTGCTGGTGAACGAGGCGCAGACCCAAGTGCTAACCCGTATCAACAATGCCCATATCCACGGCCCCGTGCTTTAGTAATACAATCAGTGGATTGGATCTCTGGTTACGTTGATGCCTGTTACCTACAGTATTGTAGACGAGACCCCGATCTAAAGTAATTTTGCCATTCAAGTATCCAGTGCTACCATCTCCCGAAAGGAGACCAAATGGCAGCATTGGATATTATCAAAAAGCTCGAAGCAGCACACGAGCGCCTCAACAAAGAACAAATTCTCATAGATGCATGGATGAACGGTGAGCGTGAGTTTTTCACAGCCGCCCAGCTTGCGTGCAACTTCGACATTGATTTCAAGCTATCCAGCGTACCACGCATCGACGAGACCGAGGATGACCCCAACTTTGTTCCCACCTTCACCTGGAATGATTTCCTCGCACTGGTGAAGAAACTGAGGAACCCCGCCTGCACGTCAGAACAGGCCAAGGTGCTTGTCAGGGATGCGGTGGTACAGGCACCTACACTAGAGTGGAATAACGTGTACCGTGACGTTCTGCTGCACCGTTGGCGTGTTGAAGAGCGAATGATCAACAAGATCCTCCGCAAGCTATCATCCAGTGATCAGTCAACACTTCAATACTTGATTGCAGAATTGAAGTTTCAAGATTACCACCCGGAAAAAGATCACAAAAAACTCCAGAAGCTTCGCGGCCCAAGGATGCTTGATATTATTCCTGGTGGGTTTCGTGCATTGCTGGTTCTCAACAAAGAGCACCGCACAGCCATCGCATATAATGGTTTAATTAACAATATCGATGCTTCACACTTCACAGAGCAGCTTAGCAGCGTGTTTGACAGCTTGCCGTGTAGCTTGGTGGTTGATTGCGTCCATGGTGCTATGGACACGTATCACATGATCGACTGTATGCCGCTGGACGATTATTACAAAGGCGTGTGCAACATGCCGCAGCGTGATCGACATACCATCCTCACTGGTGTGGTCGGTGTGATGCTTGCGTTGCTGGGATCATTTAAGGTTGTGCCCAAGCTGAATGTTGATCTTGACACTGAAGTTGGTAGGCAGAATCTGATTGAGTATCTGGAGATGGCTGGTGACTCTGGTGCTACTGCGATTGGTGTGAAAGACCCAGATGCTCCTTATGAGTTCGGCAAAACAAAGAATAAGAATTGGCTTAAATTTTTCACGGAGAAAGAATAATGGGGCGGCTGACATCAATAGCTGAAATAAAGCAGGCCGGAATGCTGGGGTGGTACTTTGAGTTCAACGGGAAATACATGGATCAAGATCCAGCTTTCGCACTCGAATGCGCGGTTGACCAACGTCATTTTGATTATTATGACCATAGCAAGAAGATTAGAAAAATCGAGGTCAGAAAGTTCATTGATCAGTGCCTTACCGATACAGTAATCTTTGATTACCTGGACCTTTCGTATTACTATTGGGCGAAACCGGGCGAGCCCAATTACCTCGAGCGAGAGATCAGGCACGGTTACTATCGTTTCTTCTTTGAAAGCGAAGCAAGTCAAGTACAGTTTGCTTTGCGATTCTCCGATATTATTGGCGAAAAATTACGTTGGCAAGACGATCAAGTTCCGCATCGACGCGAAGAGCTATCACGTATCTGGACGCCACCAGAAGATCGCAGCTATTGAACTGAGAACGCAACCTTGAGTTGCGTTTTCGTTAACTCCACACTAAATAATACTCTAACGGAATATTGCTCAACTTCGGCTTATTCTGTACATTCCACACCGCCAGTTGGCTGGCATTCAACTTATTTTTAGGCTGATGCACATCAGCGGAACGGTTATACATGACATCAGGAAGAATCGGTTTTTGTTGCAATTGGCTCAGTCCAACTCGTGACGAGGCGGCTGAGGGCTTAATGAACCCTAAGACCACAACAGTGACCTCGTTGGCAAAGATGCCCGAAGCAAAAGTAATGGACAAGTTACTTGGGCTGGTATCAAACAACATGAATGTGCTTGAGCGTTTAATCACGCACATCAGTTTGTTACCAGAAGATCAACGCATCATTCGTTTCGGCTCAGACATCTTGCCTGCATACACACACGAGGTAGCGAATTGGGTGTACAGTGAACCAGCTATGCGCGAGGTGATGGAAAGAGGGTTTTCAACTATCGGCAACATTGCGCGCACTTACGATGTTCGAGTTTCGTTTCACCCAGGGCAGTTTTGCGTTTTGAACTCTGTTAATGAGGGCACGTACTATCGTGCCGTTGCGGAGTTTGAATATCACGTAGAAATGATGCGCATGATGGGCCTGACTTCGGGCTGGCATCCTGGTGGTGCTGCGATCAACATTCACACGGGTAGCCGTGCTGGTGGTGTGCATGGTCTGATTAAGGGTCTTGAAGGATTGAGCCAAGAAGGTCGCAATCTGATCACGATTGAGAATGACGAGTATTCATTCGGTCTGACCGAGCTTGAGGCTATTGCCCCGCATGCCGCAATCACGCTCGACATTCACCACGAGTGGATCTACAGCGGTGGCCAGTACATTCAACCTGATGACGCACGCATCGAATATGTAAAGGAATCATGGCGCGGCGTGCGGCCGTTGGGGCACTTCAGCACTAGTCGTCAAGATGTGCTCGTAAATGCGAATCCTGACATTCTGCCGGACTTTAACGCACAGCGGGCATCAGGGAGCACGTTGCGTGATCTCCGCGCTCACAGCGACTATTGCTGGAACAAAGCCTCTAATGCATGGGCTATCTCGCATCTGTCGTGGATGGATATCGAGGTTGAGGCCAAGATGAAGAACCATGCCAGCGACCAACTGCACACCCAGCGTAAAGAAATGCAGAAACAAATTTGACGTGGCATACGATACACCATATCATTATTAGCACTTGAGCAGTACACCATTTATAACAACAACAAAAAGGGAAACCAAAATGGCAAACGAAGACTTCGATGTGATGAAAGACCTGACCGCTGAGGACAAAAAGAAGATCAAGCACGCAATTGATCTCGGCCTCACTGTATCTCAGGAGATCAAAGATCTGCGTGAGGGTCTGAGCGAGACCGTCAAAGCCGTCGCAGCTGAGCTGAAAATCAAACCGGCTGTCCTCAATAAAGCAATTCGCGTTGCATTCAAGAGCAGCGTCTCAAAAGTTCGTCAAGAGCAAGAGACTCTGGAAGAGATTCTGGAAGCTGCTGGTCGCGGAGAGTAATCATGATCACGCAACAACGTGTGAACGAGCTGTACGCCAGCCTGGAGCAATCGGGCGATGACATGTGGGAGGTTGCTGCCAAGGTGGTAAACTGTCTGCTCCCCCGCAATGCGTCGAGTGGTGATGCGCAATATTTTCACGATGTGAGTGTTGTTTGGCGCTGGTGTCAACAATACGTGGCTAATACTTACGTGGCATGATCGCCATCGTCAACGCGGTTGATCGCATTCGCGACAACTTGTGGCTGGGAGGTACTCCAACTGATGTGGAGGAGTACCACTTTGTAGTCAACGTGTGTGGTGCTGCCCCATACGTTGTTCACAGCCACACAATGGTACTAACGTACCCCTTCAAAGACGCCGACTATTTGCCGTCACTTGATAAGCTGCATTACTTAGCTGATCAAGTACTTCAATTTAGTCGTATGGGGAAAACGTTGGTGCATTGTCAAGCAGGGCTGAACAGGTCAGCCCTCGTTGTTGCGTTAGCCTTGGTCAAGGATGGGATGACACCCGTTGACGCAATTGCACGGCTGCGCCGTAAACGCTGCGAGAAGGTGCTTTACAATAAAACATTCTCAGATTGGTTAATGACATTGTCGCCTGATCTATGAGGGAAGAGCAATGCAAAACGTTTTGAAAAAGTCCTTCTTCACTGGTATCTTGGATAACTGGAAGAAAGACATGAAGGAAAACAAGCTGGTATTCTGGCTTGAAATGATTGGTACCCTGGGCTGCATGATCGCTGCTGGTTCGCTTGCGCTGACTGCACCCCACCCCAACCTCTTACTGGTCTATGGCGCGTACATGACTGGTAGTTCAACTTTGATGGTCTCAAGCTATTTGCGAAACAATGGCTTTTGGGTCATTCTCAACGGCTTCTTCTTCGCAGTTGACGTTGTTGGTTTGCACAATACGCTGACAGCATAAGTAAGGCTATGCATCAGTATCACTACAAGGAGAAGTCCACCCGTTGTTGAACCCTTATAGGAGAAACAACATGTCAAGGACTTTTCGTAGAAAAAGAAGCACCAAACCGTGGTGCAGATTCGAGGATGATTACACATACACTCAGCCCGCTGAGTGGTGCGGTATTCCCTTGGATCACTTCAACAAAAGATGGTTTCCACGTTTCCCGCTCGAGGGAAAGGCATTCAGCATTGCCTACTGGAAATATCACACCGATTGCGGTCACTCTGAATTTGGATGGGAAGACGCTTACGAGCGTCCCTGGAAACAATCACAAAGAGAGATGCGCAATCAATACAAAGGTGAGATCGCGAAGTGGTTGAAAGACCCCGACTACGAGATCATCTTGTCAAAACCAAAACACATCTGGGATCTTTGCTGATGGATGGGGCTTGCGCCCCATCTGTTCCTAGAGCGTTTTGATTTATGATTTGTGGCGATGCTTTGCTACAATCAACTTTTAGGTAAGGTTTGCCGGCCAGAAACGGCGCATAGGAGTAAGTATGAGTTATATTGACGCAATACACGTCAGAGAAAAGGACCAGGTATTACTGGTCGAACGAGTGAATGGCGAGCGTGTCTACAAGACATTGCCGTGCAACTATACGTTCTATTATCCTGACCCACGTGGTAATCACACCAGCATTTTTGGTGACGCTGTAAGCAAGTACAGCACTAACAACGGCAAGGCTTTTGCGCGTGAGAAG